CCGCCACAGGGGGTCTCCGGTGAAAGAAGGTGGGATTCCTTCGTGAGCGCCAATTCGGAACGTTAGCTCAGCTGGAAGAGCAGTAGACTTTTAATCTATTGGTCGTGGGTTCGAACCCCGCACGTTCCACCAGTTTTATGGAGAGATTAGTTTAGTGGCAAAACCACGGGTTGTGATTCCGTTATCACGAGTTCGATTCTCGTATTTCTCCCCAATCATTGTCTAGTAGCTCAGTCGGTAGAGTAGATGACTGTTAATCATTTGGTCGTTGGTTCGAGCCCAACCTAGACAGCCAATATATGGATGTGCCGCCGTAATGGTATGGCAGGAGACTGTAAATCTTCCGGTTTACACCACAGTTGGTTCGATCCCAACCACATCCACCAAATTTTGCCCCTTTAGTATAATGGTATTACACCGGTTTTGTAGTCCGGCTACGGGAGTTCGATTCTCTCAGGGGGCACCAGTTTTTCCGTGTGTAGGCTAGTCTGGTCAAGTCACTCCGTTTGGGGCGGAGAGAGCGCAGGTTCGAATCCTGCCACACGGACCAATTCTTCTATCTTGAATTCCCTTGATGTAGTCCAATGTGTATTGGCAAAAGGAATTGTATCAGATAGTTTGTAGAGTAATTGGTATGAGTTTTCTTGTTCCATTTTAGTATTTATGGGGGATTGGCGTAATTGGGAACGCAGTAGCTTTGCAAGCTTCAGTCAGGAGTTCGAATCTCCTATTCTCCACCATTCATAGTGACGTAGCTCAACCGGCAGAGCAGTTCCTTCATACGGAAAAGGTTGGGGGCTCGGTTCCCTCCGTCACTACCAATTTCGGTCCTTAGTAAAATGAATATTACGCTGTGCTACGAACGCAGAAGTGGGAGTTTGATTCTCTCAGGACCGACCATGCTAAATACTCCCATAGTTAAATGGTATAACAGACGCTTGATAAGCGTCCATTACAAGTTCAATTCTTGTTGGGAGTACCAAATGTCTCGGTAGCTCAATTAGGCAGAGCAGGGGTCTCCAAAACCCAAGGTTGGCGGTTCGATTCCGTCCCGAGATGCCAATAATGTAGTAAAGGTGGTCAATATGAAACAATTTGATTTAGAAGAAGTCAAAGCGTTCCTTGCAAAACAAGGACCAGACACTAAGGTGTATCTTGGTGCTGATTCTGAAAGAGTGAGAATTAACGGTGTTTGGTATGCCGATTATGCTTTAGCCGTTGTTGTACATATTGATGGCCGCCATGGTTGTAAAATTTTTGGTTATGTTCAACGTGAGTTGGATTATGACCACAAGAAAAGTAAACCTGCTATGCGTCTGATGACCGAAGTTTACAAAGTTTCAGAATTGTTTCAAACACTTGCTGAAGTTTTGGAAGACTTTCATGTTGAAGTACATTTAGACCTTAATAAATCTGATTTACATGGTTCTTCTTGCGTTGTGCAACAGGCCATTGGATATATAAAAGGAACATGTAATGTAACTCCAATGGTCAAACCAGATGCTCCAGCAGCATCGTTCTGTGCAGACCGATTAAAAAGGATTCTTACAGAACAAGAACATGCGGGTATGATGTAATGGTAACCTGTGACCTTGCCAAGGTTAATATGCGAGTTCGATTCTCGCTACCCGCTCCATCTAATGCGGAATCGTTGTAGAACGAGTTAAGATTCCCTCTTAATATCTTGGTGCAACTCCAAGATTCCGCTCCAATTGCCTCGTTAGTTTAATGGTAGAACACCGCCCTTACAAGACGGCTGCGGCAGTTCGATTCTGTCACAAGGTACCAATATGCAAACTTAGCTGATGTGGTCATAGCAGTGGTCTGAAGAACCATAGAAAGAGGTTCGATTCCTATACCGAGCGCCATATAAAAGCCGTTTGAGTAGCTACACTGGAGTACCGAAATACTTGTCAATGTCGACCATGTACAAGGACCGGCCAGGAAGAGTGGGGCTATCTCGGATTCAAGCGCCACAGACGGCCTCTATATGGTAAGTAATACATTGCCCCTTTGATGTAACTGGTAGCCATGCGGTCCTTAGAAGTCCGTGCCGAAAGGCGTGAGGGTTCGAATCCCTTGGGGGGCACCATTGACAAACTACACTTAATCTTTTATAATAGCGGTGTCCGTCCTTCAGAAATATATTATGTTAAAACTTGAAATGTGGAAATGCTTATCTGATAAATTGGTTTATCCTAATGATGACCAATTACAACAAAGAGGTATTGCTGATAAGATAGAACAGAGTTGTAATGCAATCCTAAAAGAATCATTTACTAATGTGGTATCTCCAAGAAGCCGTAGAAGCATTGAGGACATATCAGTCAATGATTGTTATGTTGACCATAAAACAACTGATGTAGCTTTAGATTTTAAGATGCCTAATTTGATAAGTATTGACAGATTGAAAGAGTTAAACAAACCACTCTTATACAATTTTATTAAGTACGATAGCAATAAAAAAGAGATACAAGATATTTTGATTCTAGATGTGTATGAGTTGAATTGGGATCATTTAGCAATCCAAAATTTGGGTAAAGGTCAGTTACAAATTAAAAATATGGCTTCGTTTCTTTTGAATCCAAAAACTAACTTGACAAAAGAAGAATGGAAAGAAAGATTGAAAATGGAAGCAATTTCATTCTATCAAAAGTTAATTGTAAAGACGGAGAAAAGATTAGAGTCTTGGTTATAATGCGAGTATGGTGAAATAGGTAGACACAAGAGACTTAAAATCTCTCGCTTTAATAAGCGTGCCAGTTCGATTCTGGCTACTCGCACCAATGTAAAGTCATAAAATTGAAATAGAAAACGTGTATATATACTTATAGCAGGCTGGTGAAACGGTATCACAGAGGACTCATAATCCTCAGTTCCTAGTTCGATTCTAGGGCACTGCAACCAATTTATTGCGGGATTAGTTTAGTGGCAAAACTGGAGATTTCCAATCTTCTGTCGTCAGTTCGATTCTGACATTCCGCTCCAATATTTTTATAGGTCTTGTTATGAAAAAGGTAATGTTCATTCTCAAGCGCAGAGAAGATTACAATGCTGTGCTACACCAAAACATAGGTCTTAGCACAGGCCTATACAACTCGGCATCTTTTATGAACCAGATGTTGCGTAATTCAGGAGTACATTCTAATTTATACGTTGTTGAAGATAACAACAGAATTGATGCTCTCGTTAGTGCATATAAACCAACTCATGTTATTATTGAAGCATTGTGGGTTGTGCCATCTAAATTTGCAGTATTACAGAAACTTCATCCTAATGTTAAATGGATTATTCGTTTACATTCAGAGATGCCTTTTATGGCAGGAGAAGGCATGGCAATGGATTGGATTTCAGAATACTCTTGTTTCAAAAATGTTTATATTGGTGTAAATGCACCACGTATGATGCGTGAAGTTGAAACACTATTGAATACTAAGCATTCAAAATCGCTAGATGAAAAAATAATTTATCTTCCTAATTATTACCCACAGAATTATGTGAAGAAAGAATTCAATAGAGATAAAGATACAATTGATATTGCTTGTTTTGGTGCAGTAAGACCTTTGAAAAATCATTTGGTTCAAGCCGTTGCTGCAATAGACTTTGCAAACAAAATTGGTAAGAAACTAAACTTTCATGTAAACGCTGGCCGTATTGAAATGAAAGGTGATGCGGTGATTAATAATCTTAGGGGAATGTTTGAACATCTTTCTGATTCTGGTCACCAATTAGTTAATCATCAATGGACGCCAAGAGAACAGTTCTTGGAATTGTGTGCGAGTATGGATATTGGTTTACAAGTTTCATTCTCTGAAACATTTAATATTGTAGGTGCAGATTTGATTAGCCAAGGTGTTCCATTGGTTGGTAGTAAAGAAATACCATGGTCTTCTAATCTTTACAATGCTGATCCAACCGACAGTAAGGACATTGCAGCTAAATTAGAATGTGCTTACTATCATCCAAGAATCAACGTATGGGTCAATCAGCGCTTGTTGACTAAGTACACAAATAACACCAGAAAAATCTGGACTAAATATTTCCTTTAAGGAGTTTCGCATGTCACACATGGTAAAAAGACACAAATGGGTTAATGGTATTTTAGAATCATACAACCACTTCTTTGGTTCATTTGAAGAAGCTAAAAACTTTGCAAATATATCTGATGCAGATACAGCAAAGGTGTATGACGAGAATGGCCAATTGCTACATGAAGTACAACCTAGCACTCAAAATACCTACGCTTAATTATCTAACATATTTTATGTAAATGAGCAATATGCCCATGGCTATTGCCCATAGTCCAGCAAAAAACAACAATACAAACTTTACTGGCAATTCAAGTAAGAAGTCTGAAAATGACATTGTTTCGACTTCTTCATTCTGATTCTCGTTTGAATTCTTCATCTTGCCTCTTTATTTCTTCTTCCATTTGTTCTAATTCTAACAAACGGATTCGTTTACGTTCTGCTTGATGTTGTTTAATAATTTCTGGTTCTAATTCTGGCCATCTTTGTTTTCTATCATGCGAAATATAAGCCATTAATAAAGTCATTGTTATTGCGATAATAAAAATAAATCCACCATAACTTAACTCTGTCATATACATTCTCAGTCTTTGGCGTTTACGTTCAGCTTCTCTTGCCTCAATACGTAATTTTCTAGTGAGCAATATTTTTTGTTGGCCACCCATTTCTTTCATCATCTCACTAACATCGGTCCACAATGCACCGAGTTCTGGAGGACTTTGAAAAATCATCATCTCACGTAATTCAACCGTCATTTGTTCTAGTTGTTTTTTCATGATGACCAGTTGCAATGCACGGCGACCTAAACTTTCTTCACCTTCATATATTTCTTCACGGTTCTTGCGTTCTTCTTCTTCAATTACAGCCATACACTTGTTCATGTTGTCAAAGAAGTCGCCAAGGTAATTAGCCAACTCTTGGTAAATACCGGCAGTTTCGCCTTGTTTTTTGTTTAACTCAATGACACGATTTTTTTCTTCAATGTATGCATTGCGTTGAGCAGTAGTTGCGGGTTTATCTTTATGGTTGTTTGCAAATTGCTCGTCAAGATCCTTCAGGACAGATTTCACATCTCCTGCAGCACCTTTGATATCTTTGTATAGTTGGCAACCTTTCTTTACGGCAGACACAGCCGCATTTGCCATTGCAAACAATGTTATTGGATCCATTCAACCACTTTGTTATAATTAGAGTATTATGGTAAAGATGGCACGAACACATTGCGTGTTCCAATGAATTCAAACATACTGGTTATTTATCTAATTTGAATGTAAGTTAAGTCTCTTTCTTTGTGTTGTGCGTCTATCAGTCTTTCGTGAGCAATTTTAGCTCTTTTACGTTCAATTTCTTCACCTTCTTGTTTTTTTGCATAAATCAATAAGCAAATCCAAGCAAAAACACCAAGAACCAATGCTGAGGCTAAAAAACCAACTCCCCACATAATCAATTCTGCCAGTTCTTCTTTGCGTTTACGTTTCTTTTCTTCAATTAATCGTTCTTCTTCCGCTCTCGCTTTGAATAATCTTGTTCTCTCCTTGAGCATATCTTCCCAGATTTGACCATTGCCGGAGTATATTAATAGTTCTTTTAATTCTTTTTCTTGTTTTCTTAATTGGTCGGAGTGCATAGCTGTTTCTAGAGCCATCTTGCCAATTTTTGCACTAGATACTCCTATCAGAGACATATGTTTGACTTTTGTGTTTGCTCTGTGTATGGAATCAGCACTTTCAAAAAATCTTGAAAACTCACCAACAAGTCCACCAACATCTTTGCCTAATTGAACGGCTTGTTTGATGTTGGAAACTGCACTCTGAGCAACTTTGAAGGCAATGCCTATGCTAATTGGGTCTATCATTTTTTCGCCAGTGTAATTAATCTTAATGGCAAAAATGACACGAATAGGTTGACTATTCTAATTAAATCAAGTACAATAGTTATTTATATAAAATGGAGTAAAAATGAGTATTTTAGTATTAAAATTGACAAGCGGAGAAGACGTTCTAGGTGATGCAGAGATTACTCAAGGACAATGGCGCATTAAAAATCCTGTAGGTATTGCAGTAGTTAGAGGTAAAGATGGACAACCAAACGTAGGACTTACTCCATTCCCATTACATTCACCACAAAAGAAAGATTCTACTATTGACATTCCTGTTGCAAGTGTAGTATACTCTTATGAACCTGCACAAGATTTTATTGATAATTACAATCAAGTCTTTGGATCAGGCATCGTTCTTCCAACACCAAAACAAATTATTACAGGTTAATGACTAATTTCTACACTAACGTACAATGCTTTGGTAATTCTATTCTTTACCGAGGCATTATGAATGGCAAGAGAGTCAATCAAAGAATTGATTATCAGCCATCTCTTTATATCCCTTCACGCAAAACATCCGGTTCTTTTAAGTCTCTTGATGGTACTCCATTAGACCGTAAAAAGTTTGATGACATTAGAGAGGCCAAAGAGTTCACTAAGAAGTATGATGGCATTCCAGGTACACCAAAAATCTATGGTAATACTCGTTATGAGTATGCCTTTATTGGTGAACAACACCAAGGCATGGTTGAATGGGATCAAGATAAGATTTCAATTGCAGTAATTGATATTGAGGTCGGTTCAGAGAATGGTTTCCCTGACCCGTATCAAGCAAACGAACCAATCACTGCTATTTGTATCAAGTACGTTAATGGCACAACATTCGTTTTTGGTTGTGGTGATTATGAAGTTCAAGGCGATGAAGTTTATTTCAAATGTAAAGATGAATGGACTCTTTGCAAGAAATTCATCCAACAATGG